CCTTTCTTAAGCTCACGAATGGCCAGTGCGATAGAGAGCGCAGAAGATGCAACCCCAAGGGCAGCGCCGCCATAGCTAAGAATCTCGTCAAGTTTAGCCTGGCCCTTATCGATCTTATCAGGTTCGTATACAAGATCACGATACTGCCGTTCAAGATTTTTTCGGTTAATTACTTTTCGCAAATCGTCATCGGACATCTTAGACAAATCCTTGCCGCTCTGTTTTCGATTATTTCTAATAGACCGGTTTAGATCTCGCATCTGCTGTGTTGCTCTTTGAGCAGAATCGACAGCTTCTTTCTCCTTCTGGATTTTACTTTTGGGCTGAGGATGATTCTTCTTATACTGAGATTCAAGAGCATGTCGCTTATTATCCTGGAGAAGTTCATCATCAGTCATCTCTGAAACTTTACGAGTTTTCTTTTTAGGGTATTCAATTGCTGCGGCCGAACCCCAAGAATTCTTATATCTCTTTCGCCCAGCGGCAGTCAAGGTACCATCACTGTTCTGGTATCTTCGCACACCCCATTTCATTCCAAGAATGCCATGGTGCGCTAAATAGTCTTCGCCAGAGTTTACGCATTCGTAATTCCACATTTAGGTATCACCTCACAAAACACCTTAGACAAAATCACATGTCTAAGGTGTTTTCTTTATTCGCAATCACAGGTTTCTGCTGCCACGTTCAACCGCCACTCAAACTCAGAGATCAGCTTCTCCATCGAGGCAATAGCCGCGCTGCTGGTAGGCGGATCAAAGAGCAGCCGTACTTTCATGTACACGTAGGTCTTTACATCGTTCAGCCTCGGGTCCTCCGGGATAAACATATCCCAAGTCTCTGAAGCATCATTGATAGAGAAACCAGTCTTTGGCCCTACCCCAAGCTGGGCAAGGATAGAAAAGACGGAATTGATGTCTACAATGATGTCGGTATCAAACACGTCATAGTCCTCGGCGATTCCCAGCTTCTTCTTGATGGTGTTTAGGATACTTTCCATACTCAACCTCGTTTCCAGGGGCATGTATCATTCGGTGCCCTCGTAACGGGGCCTCTCGGTAAAAGATCCGCGTCCCCATAATGTATAGCATTGTGCGTCCGTGTAATTGTAGTGATCAAATACTCAGGATTCAAAAGCAGATCGCTTCGCTTCAGGATATCCTCTTTGGAGATGGGGTTCATGTGGTGGATCAGGATTTTAGGCCGAACATATTTACCATTCTTCCAAAATCCATTGATCTCATGTCCTTCCATTCCAAGGTCGCATCCGCCATCCCGTACAATCACGCGGTCTCGCAGTTGTTTCCACTCTTCGCTCTGGTAAAATATCTGGTTCAGGTAACGGTCAAACCCAAATGTGTCCGCTCCGACTTCACCATCAAGCCTAAGGTACTCATAGCGTTCCTCAAAGGTAGAATATCCGCATAGCTCTGTGTATGTCCTAAGCATCTTCTTCTCCCTGGCCGCTATACCGTCTCATAGACTTAATAGCTTCCTCGTACATCTCACCCATCTGGGCTGCAGCAGCAAGATTATTCTTCTTGGCTTCCATCAACTCAATCTGTTTCTCAAGTGCTTCCTTCTCGAGCCGTGCTTTCTGGGAGCCAAGTTTTAAAAAGTGGGTAAGCTCCTGGCTGGAAGCTGTTCCTTCAAGGATTCGCTTCTCCGCAAGATCCATAGCCAGCTCAATCAGCTGGTTTTCCCGTGCTTCCGGCGTCAGAGCCGGTCTAATCGTCCTTTTCGAGCCAGATTCATTGGTAGTCTTTGCTCTTCTCAACTGTTTCCGACTCCTTTCTTGTCAGATTCTCCGGCTTTTTGTAGTGGTATGTAGGGGTGTAGATAACCCCAGAAAGGAGAAATAAAGGAGGTTTTGACTCTAAGACAGTCGTAGAAACCTACATACCACTACAAAAAGCCGGAGGAAATATAAAAGGGTCCACAAGCCGGTTTAAAGCTGTTTTCCCAAATTCTTCCCCCGGAGAAATATCAAGGAGGGCCGCGATGTAGGGAGGGGGTGTTAAAAACACGACCCCCTCCCTATGGTTAAACAATGTCTATAGTGCGATTAAGCTGTTTGATTTACTACATTTTCTCTCTTAACATCAACGAAATCCGTTTTCTCGCCATCAAAACGAAGTTTGCAATAAACATTCATAAAGTCAGCAGAAATGATTTCATCAATTGCTTGCTCAGTAGCAGCATTTTCTTCTTTCTCATCAAAAGAATCAGAATCAGCTGCAACACGAGCAAGATATGCACACGAATTGTACCCTTTTTCCGTGTCCCACAAGAACCACTTGGAGAAGTCCTGGAACGGATTGTAGGGGTTATCGTAAGTAGTCAACATGTACTGAACCATAAGACTTCACCTCCTTAAGCGTTCAAGTATTTACTCACAGTAGAAGCAGAAATGCCGAGACTTTCGGCAATCTGTGCGTTTGTATAACCAGAAGCAGCACGAGCTTTAATCAATGCGATCTTGCCATTGCTAAGCTCGTTGTTTGCTCTAGGTGTGGCGCGTTGCCGCAAGTTATCGATGTCAGCGCTATCCAAAATCTGGGACAGCACATTGTCTGAAATAGCGCCTGCCTGAATGGCTTCCCATTCCTTATCGCTAATGGTAATGGGATGGCGCTTAGCCCCCACCTGTTGGCGTGCGGCAACTATAGCTTGCTGGGATACCTTCTTGAGCATCTTCTTATCATTGGCAAGGTCAGGATCGGCCTCGATCTTCTCCTTGATACGGGCGTTAGCGAGGACCTGTGCCTGACGTTCACGGGGTTTATTCGAGTTGGCAAGGGCCAGGGCAGACTGAAGCCGGGTAACTTCCGGCTCGTAAGCCTTCTTGGCCTCAGGGCTATACTTCAGGGTGCCGGTGGCCTTCATCTCTTTACGAGCTTCGTTTGCCAAGGACTTCAGCTTGTTTGCATATTCGGCATAAGCAAGCTCGGCCTTGGTACGGCGGTAGGATACCAGGGTATAGGCATCATCGGTCTCAGCCATCTTGGTGGACTGCTGCGTGCGCATCTTCTGTTTGGTGATGACCTCGCCAGTCTTCTTATTTACACGGCTGGTCTCGTAGTAGAGATCATCCGCTGTCTTGTAGGTTTTCTTGCCGGTTTCAGGATCGATTACCCCGCTGCCCTGACGCTTAGGCACAGAGATCTCGCTCTTTGCCCTCGTGATCAGAGTAGCGCTACCCTCATGATACTGACCGTTCTCATCGAAATGTCCCTGATACTTGCGCTTCAATTCGGCAATGCCATTATCGGATTCGCTGCGCTTGTAATCAAGGTCATGCTTTTTGGCATCAATAACAACCATAGAATGCCGAACTGCACGAGCAAGCTCTTCAGTGCTGGCACCTGCAAGAGTCATATCCATGATTAGATTAGACACAACACCCATCTGTTTCTGAGTATTGGCATCAGTCATTCGCTTGGTTTTGGTATCGCCTGCAGGAATCTTATACTCAACCTTAGGATCAAAGCCTTTAAGCCCCTCCAATTCGGGCTGGGATGCGATCTTATAGCCTTTGCCAAACGGAATGACCATGACCGTATCACCATCAAAGTCAGCGCCGGACAAGCGTTCGGCAACTTTAGAGTTGATACCAACTGCATCCTTCGGGTTTGTACCAATGACACGTTTGCCCTCGGTGTTCTTGGTATTGACCTTCAAAATAGGGATTTCAAACAGACCACCATGAGGGTACCGAACCAGCGCAACGGTTTCTCCGTCATTAAAGTTTGGAGCATAAATCTCATTTTCGCTAATGGAATTAAGCGGCAAAATCACCTGATACTTCTGCCTCGGCAAGGCCGCTGCCTGTAACGTAACTGCATTCTTGTCGCATCCGTCAGCAAAATCCTCGAGTAATTTGCGCTTAACAGTGGGGTTGGTAAGAGACCTGATTTCATCAAACTCTGCCTGCTTATCCTCAATAGCGATCTTAAGCTGGCGATTGATCAAAGCAATCGGCTGCTTGGCCAGGAACTGAGACGGAAGCTTGTCGGCCCATTCGCCCCAATCTCCTTCTACAGCACGCCAATTGATCTTGCTCAAATGCTCTTTGCCGTCGTCGCCGATGTAATAGCTTTGACCGCCCTTCTCCTTGATGAGTGAACCAAACGGATTATCCCGATCAACATTGCCGTCCTTATCGCGCTTGATTTTCTTCAGAACGTCCATCATCGGAACATCCTTGGTCTTATTTGTATTAAACCGAACGTCCACACCATCAGGCAGATCATCTGCATAGACAGCCATACCCTTCAGGTAATGAGTTCCATCAACCAAGATACGAGCCTGACCATAGTGAAGATTGCCCATGTCCAGATCTTTCACACCGCGCCGAATCTCGATGACTCCGTCTTTCTGGATACCGCCATCTTCGGCATAGTTGATCATCAACCGCTTGGAATCAAGGCTTGAGGGGAACTCAAACGGTTTATGAAAAGTCTCGCCGTCGTCATAGGAAATAGCATAGTCGCCCACGGAATGGATCTTAGAAGCATCGTAAATCTCGCTGTACTTGGTACCTGGAGGCGTCAACACCTTCAAAGTCGTCTTCTGTGCAGGATTGGTAGCCTGCGGAATACGGCGATTATAGATGTTATACCCTTCCAACTCGAGCATATACAAAGCCTGATCGAGCTTCGTTCGTGATACACCGAGTTCCTGCTCAACGCCAAGACCCACTTCCAGGAAGCCCTTATCCTGTATCAGTTCGCGCAACTTATCAGCCGTAGCTGTACTCTGCCGCATACGGGTCTCCGCATTCTCATTCAGCAGAGAACGTACCGAAGAATCATTATCAAAACCCATAATTTCAGCAATTTCATTCAGACTCTTCCCTTCTTTGCGCAAGGTCTTTGCCTGGTCCACCATCTGCATACGCTTCTGGCTTTTTGCATAGGAGAGCTGAACACGGAGTTTGGTGGTCGTAGTGCCCATCTTCTCAGCGATCTCTTTCTCTGTAAGCCCTTGACCAGCATACTCACGATACCGGCTCAAAAACGTATCGGTTCTCTGATTCGGGTTCTCGCCGGACCCCCAGGGGTATCGACCAGAGCCACGGCCAGGAGCGCCATCCATGACACTGACACCGTAGTGGATCATTACATCTTCGATCGGTGGTTTATCCTGGTACATAGCTCAACTCTCCATTTCTTTGACTTGTTCAATGACTTTATCGGCCTCGATGATCTTCTTGGTGATTGCCAGAATATCATTTGGGTCTGGCTTCTCCACGAGAATATCATCGCTCTGATAGATGCGAAGCTCCGTATCAATATCCGATGGCTTGATACCATACTCAAGACAGAACAACGCTGCATAGATCATCAGCTGTTCAATATGTGCCGGAACCTTGCCGGTCTTCAAATCATGGATACGAAGCAAATCACCGCGCAGGTCAATTGCATCGGCAGTGCCAAAGCAGTTCGGAGAGTAATATAAAACCTGCTCAGGTCTAAGCTTAAAACCGATCGCGTCATTGACATACATATTCAACGTTTTGTGAGACTTCGGAAGCCTCTGCCCGAGATCGATGGATTCCGCTGCATACTCGTGCAGTCTGGTCCCCATCGCCACGGCAAGAAAGTTGCGGTAGGCTTCCGCAATCTTGTTAGGGTCATAGTTCAGCCAGTGATACTTACTGGCACCCAGAAAGGCATGCTGCCCTCTAAGTTTCGAATGATCGTTGAAGTTCATTCAGAACATCCTCCTTGTTCTCAGGATAAACAAAACGAGCGAACGACATCTCTGCCATTCGCTCAACGTAGTAATCCTGATTTGGCTGGTGGTTCGCATTTTCCGCCTTTTTGCATTCAAGAGCTGCCCAGTGGTCTTTGTACAAAACCATCAAATCCGGGATGCCCTGAATATAATTGGCATCATTTTTCAGAACCATACAGCCAGGGAAGCGTTTCTTCAGATCATCAATGAGACCCTTCTGAAATTTGCTTTCTTTTGCCATAAGGCCTTCTCCTTTGCAAAACAAAAGACAATATGCCTTGAAAACTGCCAAAAACAGTTAAAAACGGGACATATTATCTCTCTCATAATACACCATGTTTTTTTCGCGAACCCAAGGCCGAAATCAGGGCAAAACAAAAGGCCCATGCATTTTAGCACAGGCCGTAGGGGAAAATATCAATATTCAGCAGTAATCATCAATCGTAAGTGGATGCCTCGGTCGGATAACTGCCAAACAGTTCGGCATCCTCAGCAGTAATGCTGTAACCGCACTCTGGGCACTCAAACCATTTTCCGTCATCGCGCTTCTCGCACTGCACATGACAATGCGGGCACCACTGTTCGCCGGTCGGCAGGAAGTCAGCCATATTGACCTTGCTCACTTCCACTTTGCCATCCGGCCCGTCAAAGACATGGACCTCATTACCATGTTCTGTGTAGACATCTACTTCCGTAGCTTCTGATTTCCGTTTCTTATTGAACAATCCCATTGCTTAACCTCCTTGTGTAGTTTCCTCGGACATTTTCAGTATAGTCAAAATATCAGTCCACCGCAACAAGGAAATTGTAAACTTTTTACTTCACATAACGCAGATCCTCCACACTGCAGTTCATAGCCTTTGCCATTTTATCGATCTGGTAAAAACTCGGAAAATGCTTGCCGTAAAGATAATCCGAGATACGAGCCTGCTGGATGCCAGTTTTTTCACTCAGTTCTTCTTGCGTCAAACCACTATGTTCAAGAGCTCGTCGAAGCAGCACTCCAAATATCCGTTTAAAGCTTTCCTTGTCCAAATCCTGATCGCTTTTCGGGATAGGGATCAGAACATTGTTTGTCAGGTTATAAAAATAATCATACTTGGAGTTGGTTTCAAGTAACAGCATCAAGTGAACATACTCTCTGGCGTGTACAACTTCACCTAACAAACCAGGAAAATATAAATACACCTGATGCATATACTCGTCCATCAAATTAGATTCTCGGCTCACTGGTCTATCTCCTTTCAAAACTTTTGTAGCACATGTAGCACAAATTTTTGAAAAAATTTTGGATTTTTAATTATATATTACTATTTATGCTATATTTAGCATAATTTCATATATATAAATAAAATAGGGTAATTTTTGCAATTTTTTTGTGCTACATTCGATTTTTGTGCTACAAAATGCTTGTTTTTATGCTATATTTAGCATAATTTGAGGTCTTTTCATGATTTTCCTATCAAACGGCCTCCTTTTGCAGCCTCAAAAATTTTGTGCTACATTTTGCCCTATTTTTGTAGCACATTTTTATTTTTTGTGCTACACACTATTTTTGTGCTACAAAAGGCCCCATTTTGTGCTACATTTTTCAGTCTGGATGCTTCATTTTTTCGACTTTATAAGCCAGATCGATCGTGTCTCGAATCACTTCTGAAGTCGATTTTTTGCTCCAAAATGCCACTGTTTTCAGTTTCCGAAGGTCATCTTTTCCGATTCTCAGCGAGAGATGCACGTCCTTCGTGGCCTTATTCTGCCTGATTTCCACCTTCTTTCACCTCCTCAAATGGTGCTTCCTCCCCGGTCCAACCGCAATCTTTACAGTAGAAAACCTCTTCGCACTTGCCGGGCTCACCTTTGAACTTCCAATCCAAATTAGTATCAAGAATTCTCTTGCATTTCGGGCAGCGGAAGTAATTCTTTTGATTGGGGTTCGCAGCCATATAGAGCTCAATATAATACTCCTTTTTGCGGCCGTAATAGGAAATTAGGCTATGAACATCATATGCAGTTTCCTTGGCTCCTTTCCAATAAGGATCTGCCACTGCCTCTTTGCACGACGCATACTTCAAGTCATCAAGGCACTCAAGAACCATATCAAGATCCTTCTTATCAAACTTTAAATCACTCATACTCAGCCCTCCTTAGGCATAATTTTCTCCGTCGTTTATCCAGCCACAAAACACACATTTACTGCACAAATACCATCCGTGCTTTGCATCACCCTTGATTTCGACTACGACTTTCTGTCCGCATACAGGACATCTACAGTCCGCCTCATCGACAATCTTCTTAACTTCCTCATCCAAAGGCATAAATATCATTCTCCTTTCACAGTATCGAAACAAATGACTGGCACATTGTAGACACGTGGTACAAGAGACCAGCCCTGAATTTTTCTATCGAGAGTCGCCATATCAATGTCCTTAATATTGGGCCATTCAACCGGATCCTCTTGAATACTTTCATATCGAATAAGTGATCCAGTTTCGTCATATACAGGAGATCGAATGTCAATAAAAGTTCCGCGATTGGCCCACTTCATAAATTCACGTACAGTCATTACTTTTCCTCCTTCCAAAAACCTTTGAGCCTCTGATGATACTCTTTGGCACAATCCGGGCACAGGGTTCTCCCCTCCCATATCCCCCAGCCTTCGAGTTTTTCAAATTTACCAAAAGGATCAATCCACCCTGACCGATCAATTGCACCGACATATCCGGCAAATCCAGTATTCCCACATCGGTCGCAAATATAAAGTTTTCCGATTTTAGTCATTCGAGTCTCCTTTCAAAAAATAAAGACCCCGTGTTTCCACAGAGTCTTTATTTGTTACATAGTGATTATTTGCATAATTCTTTTCAGATGCGCAATACAGCCCGGATGTTCAAATGTCATCAAATAGTATTTAACAAAAGCGAGCTTTGATCCATGCATATCAAGCACTAAATCACGATTTTCCTCAACCACTTTTCGGCAAGTTAAACCACATTTTACTGCTATTTTATAGCAACGATCAAGCCATTTCCTTTTTGTAGCCGTATTTGAATGACTAAAAATATCAGCCGTATGGTATATTACTTTTTGCATAATATAATCACCTCCATATGATGACATGATTATTTCGCGGTTTTTTGCTCCTCCCCAGTAATAATCTCGCTCATCGGCAGCCCTTTAATCCACTCGCAAAACGTCTGCCATTCATCCAGCTTATGCCCTTTCCGCTGATGGTAAATATTGGCAAGTACCTCATAATTGACAAGCAACGTCCGCTTCTGGTTATAGGAGCTCGGCAACAGCTGGATCATCTGCCACCAAACTTCCTTGTCCTTAGGCTCATAGGTCTTGATTTCAGTATGAACATTTCCAATCGGGCTTGTTCCACCTTCGAGATAGATATTTCTCCAGTAATTCAGATCCTCCACAGTATACTCAAGCCCCTGCATACTGTACTTGTTCAGATGCTCATGACTAAAATCATTTAACACAAATTCCTTATCTGCAATCTTGTGCATGGTGGAGCAGCTATTCCCAACAGTACCAACCTTGTAGGTATCCATCTCCTTCCACCAGTACAGCGGACCCGTAACGTCCATAGTCACCGTAATAAACCGCCGATACTTCGCATGACTCGGCCCAGCCTTAGCAAGCTTCTTCATAAGTTTCTGATCATTAGGGCCAATTTCAAAACAGGAACCATCAGGATTACTTAGTACAATTGTTTTGTCATAGAGACCATCATCACAGAATCCAGGGTTTGCATCATTATCTCTACAAAAATAGCACGGCGCACTATCACTTTTATCCCAGCTGTTAAAAGAGTTCCGAGCCCCACGAATGGCCGCCTCCCAGCCATGAATGTCAGTCTTTTCAATTTTAATCATAATACCTTTTCTACTCCTTTCACTAACTCAGTTCCACGATCATTAGGTCTAGGTCTCCAGATACATTTGGCCAGAACATATTTGGCATTGTTAAGATACAAAATATCATAAGCACTATCTGTATCATTAGCAGGCCTGATAAGGCTACCATCAATCTTGTAAATTGAAATGGTCGGCATACATCCATATTGTGAATTCTTATTGAGGTCTTCAATAATCTGCTTAAAACGAGGGAATTCTTCATCTGAAATAATCGCCAAGCCATGAGTTTCGTCATCGCAACCTATATTTACAATATAGTACAAATTATCCATTGCCTCTCCCTTCTCTTTCGAGTCATACCCCGCTGCTTTCATATAGTCGTTAAACCCTTCATTAAGAGCATACTGTGCGGGGTCAATGTGCTCCAAATTCTGTTCGGAGACTGAAGCGTAGCGCCCCTTTTCGCCTTTAAATAATGCATCTCTCAGCACAAGGTATCTGACAGGCCATGACCGAAAAAGATCTTTAATGACCCCAGTCCGCCCTTCATTAACGATTTTTACTCTATCTCCAACCTTAAAGCTCATCACTTTTCTCCTTTTTCTCATGCTCGTTCATACAGTGAAGCTCATGATTTTCCTCATCGACAAACTGAATTGCCCCAGGATACACGAGCCTCATTCCGCTTTCAGTCTCAACTACCCCGCGAACACAAGAATACTGTCCTCCTCTATGCCCACCCATAGTAGCGGTAGGAGGCAAAGGTTCCATATACTGTTCCCAGCAATGGAAATATCCATACTCACCATTTACCTTGCAAAGCCGTCTCTCAGGCCTGATCGTGAAATTAGGTGTTGCCATTGTTTTTCTCCTTATCTTGAATCTTAGCCGTTTCCTCTGTTACATGGCAAGGGCATAATTTACCTAGACACTCGTCATCCTTTCCCTTGAGGAATTCTTTTTTATAGAAATCACTAATCGCATTTGCGCAAGCAGAATCGACTTCTGTGAGTTTCTCTCCGGTGTAAAGCCAGGGGCATAGCTCTCTCATAAACTTGTCATAGTCTTGACTAATCTTTGCTAGTTCTTCTTTTAGCTTTTCTTCAACAATTCTCTGGTGCTGCTCAATGTTGGACTTTTCTTTGATAACACGTTTGATTTTGCTGTTCGTTCCAAACATTTTCTTCGTGTAAGCAGCACAGAAAGCGGCTTCCGGATCGAAATTTGTTTCATCTTTGCTCATGGATACGATGGTTTTTGTCCCATCACTCCACAGCACAATCGTCTTCGGTCCGTTAAAGATAATCTTCTTAACATCGACATTTTTCATCTCATCAGCATTCCCAATACGTTTATCCTGAAATTCTTTTAGATTTCTGTACAAGGTTTTACAGCTTCGCAGACCCATCGTAATCGTCTCTTCCTCAATGTTTTTACGCGGAATCTTCGCAAGTGAACTTGCATTAACCTCAATTTCATGGCACTGGCCATCATCGTCCAGGGTCCATGCACCATCTAGTGCGATTGTGTAAATGGGCTTAGTGTAAGGACCAATTTCTTTAATGCCAATAATTGTGCCCTTTCGCCCATAATAAGCATAGCAAATATCATTGACTTCTACACGATCTCCAATCTGAAGCACTTCATACATATTACCAAATTCCATCACTTATCCTCCTTAAAGTTCACAGGTTTGTTTCTCTCCGTATACCAGATTGTAGTCACACCGTAATCAAAGCTGACAAACGATGTGTTGATACTTAGAATATCAATGTTCGGATGCCGTTCGATGAAGTCGTTGACTGAAAAACCAGTGCCATCGACTTTCGTGCGAAATTTCATGGTTCTGAGTTTTTTCTCAATCGGTCGTCCATTAAATGTTGCCATCTTATTTCTCCTTATCTCCCAGCTCGACAAGCTTGTCAATCACATGGTCAAATGCTTCTTCAATAGTATCGGCAGCAATGTCAATGTTTTCGTAAGTCGCCAGATTCGCCACCATCATCTTATAGACCGTTTTTTCGCTCGGAACAAAAATATCGATGCTAAATGCAATGATAAAAGGAATCATCAGTTTCTTTGCCGTTGCTTTTAGTGCCAGGCCTTCTTTATAGTCACTATCATCTTCTCCATAACTGGCATTCGTAATCGTTAGCAACATTCCTAATGCATATGTCAAAAGCCACGCGATTCCGATCAGTCCGGCAGCAATAGTAGCAAAGGTTTTAACAATATTAAACACATCGCACAGATAAAACCAAATAGGGTTAATTACATTCATCTCACTTATCCTCCTTAAAGTTCACAGGTTTGTGGCTGTCCATGTTATACGGTTCCGCCAGGCATTCATTGCACGGGTTTTTGTACGGCTCCAATTCGTAATACTTGCACTTCTTGCAGTAAATATCATAAAAGACTTCCTTAGTACGAGTTTCCATATTAAAGTTCCTCCATTTCGTAGCCATTTCCGAGCTTTTTCAGCAATTCATTGGCCTCTTTCTCACGAAATTCTCGAGCGATCATTTTATACTCTGTATAATCAACAAGTAATGCACGTCCATAGCTTGGTCTAACATTCAGTACATAAGAGACTTCCTTGCTCCCGCTAACTCGTTTGATTACATACCTCTTCGGCTCAGGTTTGTACCCCTCACTGTTCATAACAACAAGTTCTCCATTGGTCACTTCCTCTGGAACATTCACAACTTTGACATAAGACGGAAGCAAAATCACACCCTGCTTCTTTTGCTCGAGGATTGTATCGTAGAGTTCATTCATTTCATAGTTCTTGAGCACCACATCACACTGCAAAATCAGCACATTGCTCTCACTCATACGGCATTTTCCTCCTTTACTGCAGCCAAAAGCAGCCCATCACAAATATCATTGTTTTCGTCTCGGTAAACAACCACCGGTCGGACTCCGTCGCCATCACAGGCGGCATTGAATCCAAAGTGCTCATTCATGCACCAGGCCCGCCAATACTGCTGCATCTTTCGTGCCATTCGTTCATTGTCTTTCGCACGAATTGCTTCGGCTTCCCAGTGCCGCGCCTGGCTTTCCCAGGTAGCAGCTTCCCGGCGAGCAGCTTCAATTTCCTTCTCATCATCTTTCATGGTGGTAAAATATAACGCAGTAGCGCTAAAAATAGTCCCAATAATGATACCGCCAACAAATGCAAAAACACCCATTTTACTTAACCTCCATTTTTCCGTATGGGTACGAATCACTAAGTACCCAGCAATCTTCATTTCTAATTTTGTGGATCTCCTGATTTGTGCACGTGCAAAACCATCCGTATTCATAATATCGTTTAGAATTATTCCAGGTCTTGCGTCTTTTCAGAAACAGGCAATCCATACACCGTCTTTCCTGATGATCATGAGCCTTGTATCCCATCACGTAGCCTCACTCGATATAGTCATCGTAAATACTAAGAAATGGGAGAGACCCTTTATAGTTGTGGCCCTGGCCATACACGATAATCGGAAATCCAGTTTCATCGATAATTTTCATGAGATCTTCAATGTTTTTAATCTTGATCCCATAACCGCCGCCATCAAGTTTAATAGCTCCTTCACACGGCTTTACATCATCGGCTCCCAAAGAAGCCCTGTCAATTAAGAATTTCATCTGAATTTCTCCTTTCAGAAATCACCATAGTGACGTTTGAAATCTCGATTTGCATTAAAATCCCGCTTCTCTTCATAGGCCTTGGCAATCCGCAGGTCAATGAAGGATTTAGAAGTGAGATGGTAGTAATATAGATCCTTATAAGGTGTATTCAGTCGGTCAATGCGCCCTTCTGACTGTTTTGAGATTTTGTATGAGTAGTTTCGGGAGTAAAACAGAATCGTGTCAGTTGTGATGCAGTTCCATCCTTCTGCCCCCGCAGTATATTGTACAAGGTACACCCAGGAATCGGTTTGCGGTATAGGTTCATGCCTATGCCCATTCCATTCTGCCACGGCAACACCTTCACCAAAATTCATCCCTTTCAAAATATCAAGCTCGTAATCAAAGTTATAGAAGATGATCAATCTCGGATGATCCTCAAACACTTCCAGAACCAGTGTCTGCCTGGAAATATCAGAGTTCGCAATCTTCCTGGCACAGTAATAAAGTTCTGAAGCATTCTCAATCGGTTCGTTCTTCCACGGATTCCAACGGGTTCTGAAAAGCTGCTTCGTCCCTTCTCGATCAAACTCTGCCATCAGATACTCGTGATGCTGCACGGTATCTCGCTTGAAATCCATCGGCACCAAAATATCATTGCGCAGTCTGCATAGGTGCCCTGTATCCACGAACCGTTCGATTTTTGGAAACGACTTGCAATACTGTGAATAAACAGCGTGCCTACGTAAAAATTCTGTCTTGTTTTTGTAGAATCCATTTGCCACAAAGACCGGAATATAATCACTCCAGGTATCTCCGGGGGTAGCCGACAGCAAAATCCACTCATTCTTACGAGTAATTTTGTAAAACGCCTTCACCCAGCTGCCGGACCCTACTACACGCTGTTCGTCAAATATGAAGAACGCACCGTACACCCCAACATACTTTTTGATGTTGTTCCACGAGTCCACCACAACGTTGTGCCTGTAAATATCACAATCCTTATGCGTAGACATAAGAAATGGCCCGAGCTCTTTCTCCCATTCGAGAGTATCGCGCTTTCGGGCCGTTGTGATAATATAAAGATCCTTCGGCGGGTCATCCATAGGTACATAATCTCCGCCTTTTAAGCTTTCAATATCGCCTCCGTTTCGTAGATAGTAGTATCCAAGAGAAGTAATCGACTTCCCACTTCCAACATCTCCGCAAAGAATGCAGCCCCGCTTCATCTTTTTAATAGCTTCAAGCTGGAAGTCATAGAGTTTCATCATGTTATCACCTTAGTAGGATATCAACCAAAGAGCCAAGAGAAAAATAGCCGTTAAAACGGATACTATACCCAGTATAATTAGTACCGGCACCCATCCGGCCATTTTGGCTATGACGCCAAATAACACAATAAACGGCGACACCAGAAGAATCCAACCTAAAATATGCAAAAGCGTATCCATGTCGTCACCTCAGTAAAACTGTAATAAAATAGTACGGAAACACAATGATTCCAACAAAGGCAGCAAACAAAAGCCATGTCAACAGAATAATACACAGTGATGCGGCCAAAGATTCAAGCACACTATCTGTTTCTCTGTGAATTTCCACGAATATTGGTACAATCCCGATTGCGCTGGCCATAAGCCCAATCATAATAAGCATCTTAATTATCGACGCCATCATTTTTCTTTTCCTTTCAAATATAAAAACATTATAACCGCACCATCGAGCATGTGGCCGAGGTAATCCCAATGTCCAGTGATCTCTGCTGCAAATATAAGCACCATAACGCCCAGAAGGTACAGACAATCTCGTAAACTCATAATCCACCTCTTAATAAGAATGCCCCGAGAAACATCATCCCCACCATAGCTAGGGTGAAGAGAGTTCCTCGCCAGCCGACAATAAACGCTAGAATCAAAATGCCAACAAGTGGCATAAACAGCAAGATCCATCCCAAAATCTGTAAAAACGTCATTTGCTCGTCAAATCCTCCACAATAGCCACCACAAACATGAGCAGCAAAATCCCACAAACGATTCCGGCCAGGCCCAAAACCATCTTGATAATCAGGGCAATCCCTAAGCTGATGATTGCCTGGATTCCAGAGATGATCATAAGCCCCGCCCCGATCAATGCCATAAGTCCGATCAAAAATAAAACCATCATAATTAGTTCCTCCAAAATATCAATATTCGCTTGGCAGCAAAATCGTAGTAGCACTTCGATCTGCTTCCGTAATGATCCAAATCGTGTCATCAGGATGGTCCATGCGCTTATAGACACTCATCAACCGCAGCCCATCCACAAGCGCTTCTTCGTTGGCGGCCTTATCCTCATCACACATGTTGTCCCAGTCACCGTTGATATGCCGGTTTAAAGAGACAATCATAAACCGCATAAACCCTGCATCCTTAAGCTTTGCATTCACACCCGGAGTAGAATGAACATTACCAGGTTCAAACTTTCTCATTTGTGTCTCCTTTCAAATAGCCAAACATTCGCCTGTAAGTCCAGATTTCAGAATAATACATCGGTGTAAACCAATAATTAGAAAGATCATCGCCGCTTCTAATCGGGTCAGAAAGGCTATCTCCGATTTTTATGAACCCCGCAAGCCCCAAAAGGGACAGCTGGATATAGCACATGAGCCCTACATTTTGGTCGATATCCTGCGCCACAGCTAAAACATAATTTTGGAAGTTGAGGCCCCGCTTTTCATAAATCTTTCGCAACTCATTGGCCGCAGCAATCAACGTGGCCCCTGCCCCGCACGCTGGATCATTGATAGTTATAGGCCCAGTTTTGGGTATTGAATCTACGTCGCAAGTGATTTTAGCCATAAAGTCACAAACATGGTACGGCGTGAAGAATTGCCCGTTATGTTCATTACTCAAATCCAAATTCATGAAAAGTTCGCCGAGGAAATCTTGCTCCTGGTTTTTATCGAGCGCCTCAATAACATAAGCAGCCAGACGAGGGAAAATATCCATTTCGCTCTTTTTGTACTTTTTGACGATAGAAAGATACATTTTTTCTCTCTCGTCCCAATGAATATCCGACTTATCCACTGCATTCGATATCGAACATGCGAACACCGTAATAAAGTCATCCCAAACCGTCCATTTGCTGCGAGTGCGGGCCAGTTCCATGAAATCTTTGATGAACAACTGTGAATAGTCTTTCGTCGCTTCCTTTTTAATAGGTTGCTTCTTTTTCAGAGATTCTTTACTCTGTTTTATGGGCTTATTTCTTTTCTCCGGAGGTGTCCAAGTGCAAGCTGCTGTCAGAACGTCCTTCAGAGTGAATTTCTTCATTTGTGTCTCCTTTCATCGGGGCCGTACCGTAATACGCCGTTTAACCCTCTCAAATCGGGCACCCCAAAATATCAATCAGAACGGGCAACCATCGGGATTATCGATCTCGGTTTCCACATAGTTCGCATACTTATCTGCAAACGGATCGTCCTCGATCTTTGCATACATCGAATCCAGATACGCCGAGATGCCCCTCTTACCATTGACCTCCCACATATACGGGCTGATGACAACGCCACACTCTTCGATCTTAGCAAAGTCGAGACTCGAAATCGTGTTTTCGTTGAGGAAGACCTGCTTATGATTCGAAAGCAAACGAACCTTCGGAGCACGAACCTTGAAGCTGACCTTCACCTTAATGTAATGAGTGGGCTCCTCATCCGGGTCTTTGGAGATCAGTGGACGCACATTCCAGCCAGCATCGGCCAGATCTTCAGCGGCATTGGGATCGTCGATAATCACAGCAAAATTGCGGTCGCCCTCACGATTGTAGTTATCGCCCTTGCCCGAGAAATTCTTGAAGATTAGACGTGCATTGTCGATCACCAGTTTATTCATACGTTCAGCCATTACAGTTTTCTCCTTTTCAAATATCATTGTCGCAGTCACCGGCAGGCTCTTTTACCGAGGGCCACTCCTCCGGCACGATTCTGCGACGAAACTCGTTTTTGTTGATAGGGCTTGATCCCAGGTTATTTTTAAAGATCTTTGCCAAGGCATTCCATTTGTCGTTTTGCTCGCCAAGAATCGTCACGAGCTGCCAGTTCGACTTGATTTTTCTCAGGTCGATCAGCTCGTTCGTCTCCTTGATAAACTCCTTACGGATCAGCGCCCCAACTTCCTTGTCAGTAAAGCCGTAATACTCACGATGCTTGTAGGTGTCGAGGTACTTCTTAAAATAGTCTTTTGCTTTCAGATAATATCACTCCATTCAAAAGTAAAAGGCTAAGACCCCATGTTCCCACAGGGCCGTAGCCTTTAAAGTTAATCCGCCATTTCCAATCAGGCGTTAATTTATTAGATTTCTCCATATGAGGGCCTGTAAAATTCGCGTCAGAACGGAACATCGTCATAAATAGGCGCTCCATGCTCATCATAGCTGCACCCAATGTACGGCTCATCCGAGACAAACCACTCGAAGTCGCCAAACTCGGAAATATCATGCACCGCCGTATCGCACATTTTCTGATAATACGATTTATCGATGCAATCCTCTTTCTCGAGTTTCTTAACCATCTCCGCTTCCATCCAGCGATAGCCTTTAGAGCCTGTAGCAGCTGAGTATTTCTTCCCGCCGGTCTTCTTATCGTCAGACTCACGTACCAGAATACCGCCACCACAGCCAGGCTTCACAGGGCAGAACAACCCAACCTTACCCACGAATTTGTAGTCGTGCTGGTCTTCAGGCAGCCCTTCGTTCATATCCAAATATAAAGCTGAAGTTACCTGCTTGGTCTCGCACATGTCCTCAAACTTGATAGACTCTTTGCTGAATAAGCTCTTGAATACATACGGAATCTGGAACTGTGTACCAGTAGCCGTCCATTCATTGGCATGTTTTCCGCCCTTGTTGATGATACCCTGCTCATTGTATTTGGCAATGTACACGGCATCATTTACAAGACAGATACGGTCATAAGTGGCCTCATGCTCAAAGACATACCCATATTCCCGGCCATACTTGTCGATGAAGTCAAGAATATCATCCGTGACATCGGGCACTTTGATGGAATCTGTCTTGATGTGTGCCACGATAAAGCCTCTCTTCTGGACTTCTCGTTTCAGCGTTTCCATAAAGAGAGCCCCGCGCTTCGCAACAATATTGTCGTTATTACGCGGATCTCTGAAGGCGTTACTGAATTTGGCCGAGGTCAGTCCATACACCGAGTTGATTGCAATTTTCAGCGCAAACGCCAGATCGTCCCAATCGTACTCAGCCTTACCGGCAGCAATCGCTTCAGCAAACGGCACCAATTTGCCGTCCAGAATGCCCCTCAGAGCCTCTACATCGTGATGTTTGATGTCCACACGAGCAGTCTTCAGGTCAGCAAAATTCTTCGTATAAGGGCCAAAATGCCGCTCTGCAATGAGGCTGGAAGGGTGCATCGAAGCAATATCATCCAATCCCACCTTGCCATACATGCCAGGCTCCGAATAGACGTAACCACCTTCACCGACTTCTTCGATAAGAATGATACGATTCGATGGATCACTCGGCTGGTTTTTGTCAAGTTCTTTCTGCCGATCCAAAAGCTCGTACAAATACTCGGGATTTGCTCGGCAGCGCTCAGCATCCAAAATATCAGTGCACCAGTACGATTTTGCCCCAGTCCAGACATAGTTCGGGAAGAATGGCATGATGCTCCAACCAACAGGCAGCTCCTCGCCAGGCACATAGTTTCGATACTGCGGCTCGCCCTTTTCATTCCAGACACGGAAATCATAGTCGGCACCCAGTTTCTCACGCAGCTCTTCATATTTGGTATAAGGCACAGGTTTCCACAGTTCACGGTAATTGAACTGCCACTGCGGATTTTTCTCTCCACCAAATATAATTCTGGTGGTGTGCTGGTTGGTCGTATCATTGACCGTCAGGCCCGACAAACTCGCCAGGATCTGCCGTGCCACCCAGTCAGCCTTACGGGCATTAAAGACAGCCTCTGTTGCAATAACATCATTATCACAATATTCAGCCACCTTGCCCCAAAGTTCTTCCGGTACCGGCTTATCCCAAGGCAGGCCCAATTCCTGGTGATGGATGCCCAGCTCGATCTCAAATTTTTTGAGACTCTGCTTTTTATTCGAGAAGTCGTAAATATCAGTGTAGGAGATATTGTACGCCTCCCCAAAGAAGGCATTCTTATCACCGGCAATGATACGTTGCGAGAGATCGTACAGTTGCTCGTTAGAATATCCAAGCATTCGGGCATAGATCATGTGATTATCGTACTTGCGGCAGTTAAAGCCAATCAGACGATACTTCATCAAATTTTCCATGTCCTGTGCAGTAGGGTTCACCATGCGGCCAACGGTCTTTCCCTCGCCTGCAACCTTCCAGTTGACTAAGAAGAGATTCGGGAACACCTCGCAGTCATAGAATGCGATAGGCGCCTCATCATTGACAACCGGAGCAGAAGCCTCATCACTACAGAAGTGCAGTTTTGGCACAAGGTTCATGCAATACTCTGACTGGTGCGTCGAGTTCATGGCAAACACCAAAATATCATTGTACATGTCCCGCACATCATACTTAACGCCTGCATTGTAGGCATCGTCCAGCGTTTTCTTGATGAAATCCATCGAGCAGCGCGTATTGTCGTGATACTCTTTATTTAAATTCCTACGAATGATCGTTCGAATGGCTTTCTCATTTTTCACAGCTTCAAAATTAACCACTTTGCTTTCTCCTTTCAAGGGTAGTCCCGAGCTGATCGTCGCAATCGGGAGGTCATTGCAAAGGGTCAGTTTTCTTCTCAGGCTGCTTTTGCCGGTAAAGACCTTCACTTCGATGTCTTCCTCATAAATTCTCATGAGTTTTGTAACATCGCCGGAATATAAATAGTGCAGATGAATGCCTTTTCCGGACTTGGAAAGTTCTGCGTACGTCTTGGGCCACTTTGCAGCAGCCTCCAGATTGCGCTCAAACGACTTAAATCCGTCTCCTCCTTTCAAGTCAAAATCAATTACGATATGGTTCTCCGGCACCTTGACATAGTGGACCTTGTGGGTATCAAGGTCTTTGAGCTTCGTTTTAACTCCGTCCCACTTCCACTTAGGGGTCTCATCCTCTTTGGCATACTGGGCTGGACAATCAGCACAAATATCATCAAAGGCTGAGTGTTGCTCTTTAAACTCAATGGCAGGATGCGGTTCCTCTTTGGGTTCTTCAACCGGCTTTTTCTCACCGCTGCCATCAAATTTATTGAGATCAAACCCTTCGTACCATCCACGAATCGTATTGCCATCGGGATCTACATGCTTTTCCTCGAAGACGGTAAAGTAAGCCTTCAGTTCCTCTTTAAAGAGTCGCTTGTTGTAGGGGTAGGTCACTTTAGCATCGTCGCAGTAGTTTTTGTACATCTCATAGGCAATTTTCAGAGTCGTGGAGTTTTCTTTCGAGAAGATCAAGTACGAATCCGATACGAAGTTATAGAAGTCATTGGAAGCCCCCATCATATTCGTTGGCACATAGTCGTCGTAATAATCAGGGTCCTCTTCGTAAACTTCCTTGCAGTGCCAAGCGATCCCTCCAAGCTCAAACGGGATCTGCTTCATGGCATGGCGGTATTCTTTTCCGGAAAGTTTATCTCCAGTGGGCTCTACATCAATAAGTCGGCGCAGGATACCGGACCTTGCATCCGAGATCTTTACCGGCTTATTCGTACCCATAAAGAGGAATGCTTTAAACCGATTGGCATAGGCAGAGCGGAACTTTTCGTTTACGGTCATCAACTCGTGAGAGACAAGGCTGTTCAGGCGAGTGTTATCCTCAATTCGAGACAAATCACCATCGTGCTGAATAGCAACCAGAGGATTTGTCTTAAAGGACTCAAGCGCGAACGAGTTTGACGGATTACCCAGTGCCTTGGCATCAAAGACCGAGTAATATCCATCAAAAAGCTGCTGGATAATGTTGAGCACAGTCGATTTACCGCTGCCCGGTGGACCATACAGAACCATAAACTTCTGCAAATCCTTCGAGTCGCCGGTAATGATCGACCCAATTGCCCACTCGATCTTGTGCCGCTCCGCCGGAGAATATAATACACTCATGAGCTTATCCCACCCAGGCGTATTCCCTTCTTCCAGCGGATAGTTCAGACGCTTTGAGGCATAATCCGTCTTTTTCAGTTCCTGATTGGAAAATATCAATTTTTCGTCCAGCATGTGGAAGTTGTCTCGGCATTGCCGCTGGCAGAATTTGTGCCATTGGTCGATCATGCCGGATTCTGCGTCCCACATGTACAGCGTTTTTACGACATTTCCTTTATCCCGAATTTCCTGGCTCACCCTGCTTAGTTCCTGATCCACAAGGTACGTCAGGTCCATCTCATCCGTACTCCACAGCCCTCGATCTTCGAGCCAAATCGCGTAAAAGTCTCCGCCCCGAATCATCAAATCTTCAGAACGGCGCTTGAGAACAAACTTTGGGTATATTTCGGTATACCCCTTTTTGTTCACTCGGCCGATTTCGAGAAAGTCAACCATTACATTTCTTCGTCCTTATCGTTATGTTTAGATTCTTCTTTCAACTGTTTTTCCAGGCGCTCACGAAGATCACTCTCCAGCAATAGAAGGCGGCGATCAGTAAGGTTGTTCATTCGAATATTGGAAATCCAACAAATGCCCAAAGCAACAGCAATCCAAGCATACTGAAACTTAAGTCCCGCAATTTCACTTGCGAGGATTTTATTGGAGTGGATTACATACTTCGTGAGATCATCCACGGTGGAAATAACGAAAGTTTTAGTGATTTTCATTTCAAGTTCTCCTTTCAAACTGTAAAACTACACCATTGATCGATGATTCTTCTGGAAATTCTGCATCATCAGGTAGACCCATAATTGTATAGGCATGATCGTGATAGGATGCTTCCTCCGGCAGTCCAGAAAGCAGAGAAAGAATATAGCGTACTGCTTTTTCGTCTTCCATGGTTTCCCCTTTCAAATATCAATCGTTCTCATGATTTTTGTAACATCACCAGAACATAAATGGTGTAGGTGAATTCCTTTCAAACCAAAATCAAAATCAATTACGATATGGTTTTCAGGTACTTTGACATAGTGAACCTTGTGGGCATCATCCTCTTTGGCATAACCTCCGATTTTATACATGGTTATTTCCCCTTTCAAATATCAATCATTCTCATTGAGATACCAGTTCAGCTGTGTCCAGATTTCCACCCGGCGCATGTCCATGGGCGGCTTTCGGACAAAGAAAAGGCCGCCATCTCCTTGATAGGAATACTGGCGGTCCAAAAAGTGCTGGATGTGCTCTTCGACATAGAGCTCATCAAAATCGTCATCACTCATACATTCGAGGCCAAGATTATTGATCATAGCCCAGAACCAAACGCCGGTGCGATTACCCGCCTCCGGGTCGTCCATGATGCTTTCTTCACATCGCTGGGCCAATGCAATCATCATCTCAAGTACACTGCAGGGATGATCGTCCAAATATCTTGCGATAACATAGTCTCTGACATGTTTCTCATAGCCGAAACGGTATCGCAAATCAATGCCGTCTGCCTCTCGGTTGGAATCCAGCGGGATCGAGTAGCGGAAGTCAATTCGGTTCAGCGTGTTCAGTAGATTACGATACTGACGCCCGCCGTCTTTAAAATCTTTCGCTACAAGACCACACATCCAGTCGAAATAGGCGGCGTCAGTCTCGTTTTTCGTCATAAGTTCAGTTTACCTCCGGACGGTAAGGCAGTTCTCCGGCAACATCCTCGTATTTGCGCAGATCACGAGTAATCTCGTAGTAGCATTTGAGAATATCATTCTGTACATACACGATGTCCGCCTCGTACTCTCCAAAGTGATTCAGGCTGCCGAATCCGATCGTCTCCTCGACATCCCGAATGACCTCATCGTTCTCATCTGCCAGCACGTGGTCGGCATAATAGGTCAGAGTGATTCGGTCGTAGTGGTTATTCTCGCCGAATTCCTCCGGCGTAATCACATGGGGATTGCCTTCTTCCTCCTCGTGATTGGCTTTGTACTTGTCCCGTGCCATCTGGCGATAAGTTTTAAGATCTTCAGCCTTCTTCTGAGCCTCGGTCTTCGGCTGCTCTTTCTTGGGCTCCTTGGGTGCTTCCTTCGGCTGGGACTCATACTTTTCCTTGTAATAAGCCTTCATCTCGGAAATATCATCCGAGGCCTGCTTTGCAAACTTGTCCTTGGCATACACCCATGTAGCCACTGCAGCAATAGCGGCAGCGCCGGCCATGATGCCAAAATATAAAACCTTATTCATCATCGTCCTCCTTGATGCTCATCACAGTAACAGCCAACCCGGCAAATAGGGTTGACATACTGATAAGGATTCCGCCAACAATATGGCGCTTACGTTTTGAGTTGAGAATATAATCGAGGGTGGTCAGCAGATTGTCGAGATAGTCCATTTACTTCCCCTTTCCGCCGGAAAGGACCGCAATACCTCCGGCAAAGCAAACACCGGCGATTGTGGCAAAAGTATAACCAAGAATGTCACGCATACTGATTCCTCCTCAAAATATCATGTTAGATCAGGTCCAGAATGTTGCCCTGCACATTGAAATCCAGCCAAACACTGGGCTCGTCACCGTTCATGAAGTCCTGGACCCACTCGTTTTCTTCGTTCAGGCCAAAGTCAACAAAGTTATCGCCTTCATCGCCCTTGAAAACCCAGCCAACGATTTGACCTTCTTTACAGCGAGGAATGCCAAGAGAATCAAGTACATCATTCAGGAACAGATAACCCTGGCTGCGCAATTTGTCATTGGCAAACTGCTGACGAGACTTTAAGAACATCAGGCTGTAATCAGGATTCTTTTCCCAATTAGGATTGCATTCATCGAACAGCTTAGCGTACGGGCTTCCCAGAGGGTTCGTGACCTTTACAGTCTTAGAAACCTGCTTCTCGTTACCCATATCATCGGTCACAGTCTCCTGCACGACCTCTTCATGGGTGCCCATACGCAGCTGATTGTCAACGTCCTTGCCGTACTTCTCCACCACACGGCCACGATACTCCTCAAAGGATTTAGAAACCGTGCTGAACGCAGCAGCCAGAGCTACATTACGCTTACGCAGGATGTTGTTGGATGCCAGGATCGCAGCCACAGACAGACCCCCTACGACCAGGCTCGGGCCATACAGCTTCACGAGCTTTACACCGGTCTGAGCATAAGTGATAAAGAGGTCCTTCTGTGCATCTTCGTGGGTATAGTCAGAACCCATCGGCGGATTCTCCTCCACCTGATGAATCGTGTTGACTGCTTCAGAAGTGCTGTCCAGGATCTCAGAGACCTTAGTGGTAGCTTTGCAGGCCATGACCGCACTCGCGACACCACCGGCAATACCAGTGATCAGCAGCAGTTCCGGGCTGTGCTTAGAAATCTTTAGCTTAGCCACAGACAAATTGCGGCCAGCAACGGACATAATGTTAGAAAGTTTCATAATCAGTTCTCCTTTTCATTGTTACGAGCTTTTTCCAGCTCCATAATTGTAAGAATGCAGTAATTTGCCATATCGAGTAGCGTATCGTCGATTGATTCATCGACCAGGGGTTTAGTGCCGAGGCCGATATTTATAAGCCGATGATATTTGTGAGAAATTTGCGTAAGAGCGGTAATGATACCCTTGTCGCCAAACTCGTCCCAAGTTTCATGAAAACTGTTACCGTAATCATGATTTTTCTTCAGGAAAGTTTCCCTCATTTTTTCAGTAATGTTCCTAAACCGAAGTTCGTCATCTGTAAATTTAGGGCCGGAATAATCGAATGGAGACATAAATGGGGACATATTTCTCTGCTGCTCTCTGGCCTCTCCGATTGCTTCATCGAGTTCACTACCCTCTCTGATCGTCTCTCTGATCGCTTTCTCGAGCTTAGCTCGATAACATAGTTCTGTTTCCAAAAATATCATTCCTTTCAAATAGGTTTGGCTTTTGGCAGCTTCAGGGTATAGCCCTCTCGTACTCGGACAACACTCGAATCCGCCAGGTTATCCCAGCCATAACGATTGACCATATAGTTCGTGGTTGTGATGCCTGCGGAATCGTAAAGGTCACCAACCGTCACAATATTGTACTGGTCCAAAATATCAATCAGATTGTCCAGCACTTGCTCACCCTGAATACGGCTGTCAAAGATAATGTCATCGTAATCAAAAGCATTCCTTGGGCGGCCAGTATCTTTTCGAGGCTCCGGACGATTGTTGCCAGAATAATATCCGGAATACGAGATTCGGGAACCACTCGAATAACTCGGCCTTCTGGACTCACCATACAGGAAAGTATCCACTGTATCATGGATAATATCCTTGATAGCTGGCACGATTCTCTCCCAGAAGATATACTCCTTAACGCTGGTAACATCCTCCGGCAGGAAAATATCAGCCAGTTTCCGGGCATTGGTCTTTTTCTTGGTCTTGGCTGTGCCCTCAATCACCTTCTGGGTCTTGGGCTTTTCTTTCACCTGTCCATTTTTAAATGCGTGGCTGTTATTGGGCATATCATATTCTGCCATCAGCTAACTCCTTTCAGAAAATCCATTTCGGATGTAAAATGACCCTCGAGAATCACTTTCGTCTCCCGAGGGTAGTTATTTTGTTTCTTCCACTGGTAATTCAGGTTCGACTTCGCCTTTGCCATACTCGGCGCAAAGGTCTCCCCTTTCCAGTTCCGGTCAAGAATAGTCCCAAACTGGTCTACCACATGACCTTTAAAAATATAACGCATCACGTAAATCACTCCAGTTTAATCGGGCCAGGCAGAGAAATAGACCATCCAGAACGGACTTTGACAACATAAGCATCGCCAAGGTCCTTCCATCCATAATCCATACCAGAATAAGAAGGACAGGCGACTCCAGCTTCGTCATAGAAATCCGCGACCGTGACTGTTCCATACTGATCCAGAATATCAGCAAGACGATGAAGAACATTTGCAGCCTCTTTCTGACTGCCAAAGCTAACCTGGTTGACGCCAAAGTCACAAGTTTCCCGACACTTAGAGTGGTAATCCGCATAGGAAACCTTGTTACGTTTCTTCGGCCGCCCAAACACCATATTCACTATAGCCTTGGCCCCATGCTCGCTGAACTCACTTGAAGCGGCCCTCACCCCTGCATCCACGGAACTGCGGACCGCCGTGTACAAAACATCATTCTTCTTGAGTGCCTTATACATTTTCCAGCCAGCAAACCCAGCCAACGCACCGGCACCAACAACCGCACCAGACACGAACACAAACAAATTCTTACCGAAACTCATAATTTAGTCCTCCTCAAAATGTGAAGCTTTAATAATGCCGCCGTGCTTTTGAATCAATTCTTCAGCAAGATCGATTGGAACAAATCCGTAAACAGTATCGGTAGGCATTCCAGGATCTTCGGCATATTCAAGAATTGCATCGTCAGGCTCGTTAGGAAAACCAAGTTCTACTTCAGTATATTCGCTTGCACCGTCGACTCTAGGATTTGAATAATGATACGCGGAAGCTTGGATTGAAATTTCATAGCCATCATTGCATAGTGCCCAGGGCCTAATTTTAGTGCTCGTCATGTTCCACGAAACCTTAAGCCATTCTTGTACAGTCATTGCTTTTTTTTCTCCTTTCAAAGCAAAAACAAAAAGCTAAGACCCTGTGTTTCCACAGAGCCTTAGCTCGAACAATTCCTTAAATCCATTAAGGATTTCACAGATTACTCTTCAGATTCGTCCTCCTGGACTTCCTCTGCTTCGGCCTCCACTGCCTTGCCCTTGGATTTGCCGAACTTAGCCTTCAGGCCTGCAATGCCATTGCTCACGTGCGGGATGACATGCTTCTTTGCGAAGGTCACACCTCCGTAAATAGCTGCCACACCGCCAGCGATCAACAACGCTGCAGGCATAAAGCTGCTCGATTCTTCCTCATTGGTTTCGGTTTCAGTGATGGGTTCCTCCACATCGGTCATAGCCTCAGTAGTCTCGTTCATCATAATTTCCTCGTTTTCCATGATAAAGTCTCCTTTAATAAAATATAATTTTTGGAATCTTGTTCCATATAAGGACTTGCAAATTTCGCGTGAGATTAAAACGTACCACAGTTATAGATAGGGCCATATTTGAACCCAACAACCATACACGGGGTTCGTTCCTCATCATTGTCCAGCTGTGCACTCAAATCCAGTTGGACAGTTTCTCTATGCTCATTGAGGTTCCAGCCAAAATCGTCACCGAAGCGACTATCTGCTTCTGGAAGATTGATTAGATCATAAAAATCATTCAAAGTGACATAGCCATCGGTAACAAGCTGAAGGTTTAGTTCATTCACGGCACTGCGAAGTTTTTCAATGCTGCACTTAAATCTGCGTGCACAGAAAGGGTCATAGCATCGAGTATCACCGAATCCTGTTTCGATAATCAGAGATGCATCAGTTACAGGATTCTTGGTAATTTTTTCCTCGGCCACAGCATTGCGGATCTTTTCTTCCTTCTTCTCACCAACTTCTTCGAGCGTCTTTTCTCGATACTCCTTGAAATTGGTCTCAGAAAGCGCATAAGCCGCTGCCAGTGCTGCATTTTTACGCAGATTCATCGAGTTGGCCCCGATCAGGCAGGCGGCACCCAACACACCGGTAATAAACGCCGGAGCATAGCAGCGCCAACAGGTCTGCACGATTTCGAGTTTGGTCAACGGCACCCAATTCTGGAATCCATCAACAAAGGCGCCTTCCTTTTCATCGTAGCAATGCAACTTTTGATTTTTAAACGTCCCGGCCTTCTTGTTTTTCTCAACTTCGGCCTTTTCTTTCAAAGCCAAAGCCTTCGGGGTAGCCTTCACCGCCCAATAAGTAGAGCTGGCCATCGCTGTAATGCCGGTCATGGTCAGGATTGTAGGCGCGTTTTTGGCCATTCCGACCTTACAGGCATGGACAAACGGCTTTACATTGATTCTCGGATACTTGATTTTCATTGGAGTTCTCCTTTCATAAATATAAACCTGCTACTTCCTCAACCATGGCTCTACCAACACTAAATACAAGATCCGGTGGTGGATATTGCCATGCTTTGATTTCATTCTTCTCATCGTACATCTCGCAGAACTCTGCTATGCCGGTATCGAAGATCCAGTAAAGTTCTTCCAAAATATCAGTCATAGATTTGTGCTCGTTCGCCTTCTGGGCCATGTACTCACGAATCTGGTTCAAGGCCCAGCGGCAAGTGCTTTGATACTGAAATTCATATTCCGGCCAATCCTTACTCGGCAGGAAGTAATGTTCGTTTTCAAACTTGTCCAAGACCTCGAAATCCTGAGTTCTCGGCATCTTATTTCTCCTTTCCAGAAAAAACAAAACCAAAAGGGGCTTTTACACCCCTCTGGCTACAAGGTCATCAATTGCACCACACATGCACCACATGAATACACTCACTACGATAAGAGAGATTACGCTCCAAAATATAATTTTCTGGATACCGCCCTTCCTCTCAAAGTAGCTTTCTGCACATTCTAATAAGTAATAAAGTGTGATCATTTTTATACACCTCCATATAAGGATGTGTAATTTTAGCGCATAAAAGAAAAGACCCCGTGTTTCCACGGAGCCGTTTCTCGATCAGATGAAGACCTTAGTCCTCTTTCTTAGACTTTTCATCAGTCTCTTCTTTCCATTCTTTCATGGTTGCCCATTGACCAATTGCCGAGCCAACGCCAACTACGATAATAGAAACAAGACTAATGACCTTAGTCATAGTGAATTTAGGCATCATTTGTCTTCCCTCCTTTCCATATTAGCCGGTGAAATTTCTGCGAAGTTGTATTTGCAGACTCTCGTATCTTTGCATTCCTTGCGGTACTTCAAGCACTCATACCCTTCGCGGTACATAGTTTTGCCTTCAAACATCCAGGCATAGGTAACTCTCATGGCGCATGGGCACATTTAAAACATCTCCTTGTATTTTATTTTGGGCATAACTTTATAATCCATAACCACCAAAGGTCGGCCGTTATCATCCAGCTGGGCTGAGAACCACAGATCGATCAGGTTAGAAGCATCAAACCCTAATGAATCGCCAGGTTTGATTTCATCCAGGCCGATTTCCATATAGAACTCATTCAGGCTCTTCCAATCGCCGCTGACCGCCATATCGCAGTTAAGATCACCGGCAATCTGCTTGATCTTACCAATATTGCACGGCCATTTTCGTCCGCTAAAGGTATCGTAGACCCACACATTGCCGTCACCAAGCGCCGCAGACTCGTCCATCTGAATTTTCTCCATACGGTCCTTTGCCACGGCATTTTTGATCGTTTCATTTTTCTCCGGTCCGACTTGCTCAATAACCTTCTGCTCGTACTCCTTGAGTGCCGTAGAACTTACAGAATATAAAGAGGAAAGCGCGGCATTACGCTGGAGGTTGATTTTATTGGCACCAATCGCGCAGGCCACAGTCAACGCGGCCATACTCACGGTCGGCACATAGCACTTCCAGCAAACCTTTACGACCTCATCAGGCTTTAAATGGTCGTCCAACCCTTCTTTACAACGACGTACTTTTTCTTCTTCGATGAGCGGAAGCGCCTTGGTGGTAGCTCGTACAGCCATTCCAACGCTCGTGAGCACTCCTGCTGCAACCAGTCCTGTAAGAATAGTAGGTGAACAATCTTCCACAAACTTAAGTCCATTCCTTGCCATCTCCTTCACAATTTTTCGGTTGAGTTTCAGATTCATTTTAGGTTCTCCTTTCAAATATAAAAACAAAAAGAAATAGACCAAGGTTCAAGCTTGGTTCTCCCGAAATACCGGGCGCTTTACCCATAAGCTATCCATTTCCATATAAGGACTTGAAAATTTCGCGTATTCACAAAGTTTTTCTGTCTATAACAGTTTCCCAACGCTCTCTTTTCAGAGGTTTCATCCTCAATCGCCACATAAGCTGTCTAACCGTTACGGTAGGATATAGCCCGTTTCTTTCCTCTTCTGAATAGCTATCGAAAAAATCTTTGAAGCCAGCCTTGAGATATATAATGTCATTGAGCCACGGATCTATTTCCGTCCAGTATGTTGACTTTGTTGACTCGTTAAATCTCTGCTGGACAACACATACACCTCTACTCCCAACTTTGTACAAAGTGCATCGATCATATAATGGGTGATTGCAAACATAAGTTTCGCCGTACATGTGTGTTGAAAATTCCGGTTTATTCGTAAAGTATCGCATAAAGGAAACACCATAAAAATAAAGAGCCCATGTTTCCATAAGCTCTTTTTCGAACCTCATTTCTTCAAGAATTTCGTACAACTGCGGATCGTGTCCTTAACGAACTGCGAGCCGATCGTACCGTTTTCCTCGAACTTAAGTCCACCTACGATGAGAATGCCATACATGCCTACCTGGCTCACGAATTTTGCCACGTCCACCGCTGTATTCACAATAAGAGCGATTCTCTTTTCGTGAAGATCTGCCTGTGCCTGGAACATCTGATCCTGATGTTCAGATGTCTTTTGGCGGGCTTCAACCTCATTTTTCGTTTCATCGATCCTGAGCTTGTACAGCGTGTCCAGCTCCTTCACGGCCTGAGCACGTTCATCTCCTTTCAGCGTCTCCAAATTTCCGAGGGTCTCCTCGATACGTTTGTTCAACATTTCGCTGTTTTGATCTGCCATTTTAATAATCTCCTTTCAAAGTAATAAATGGTTCCATAATAGCCCCAGTTATTTTCGCGGAATAAAATCCTCGTGCTTTACTTTTAAAATTACAACGTCCATTTCCGCGAAATCCCGAAATCCAGGATCTACCTCCATAAAAACCAAAGGACCGTCCTCATCCGAACGATCCACTCGCAGGCTGCCGATTGTGTTGGCGCTAAGAAATTCGCTGACTCCGTGCGATCTTCCAATAATATAAGAAGCCAGAACAAGAATCGCCGTAGCAGCAATATAAAACCAATCCATGTAAATTCTCCTTTAAACCGTTTTCTCAAATTTTCATCCCGGGGAATTTTATGATATGAAAATACCACTTCCTTTCGTAACCTGCGTCCTGGAAAATATAAAAGAAAAGACCCCGTGTTCCCACGGAGCCTACTCCTTTCAAGATACTTTACTCAGATACACAAATTCGCCTCTTTTAAATGACTTGATCGGGTATCCGGATCTTCTGATAGCTACACTGATGCAGGATGCTGCCACAGTAGAAGATTTATACCCATCAACGTCCAGCCTCACGACTTTTGCGTCCATAGCCATAAACTCCTTGAGCACCCCCCTGCAAATTGCAATAGTGACCAGTCTTTCCAGGTACTTCCTTAACAGGTGTCATTTTCATAAATGGTTCCTCCTTAAAAATATCAGAGTATTTTGCACTCTTTTCATATAAGGACCTGAGATTTTCGCGGATGTAAAAACAAAGAGGGTATGTTTCAACCCTCTGATTTAGAGTTTACAATATTTGCACCTGCGTAAGTAATTTCATTCCAATTAGTTTGGATTCCGCCATCGATACTTAAATGGGGCTTACCGTCTAAAGTTTTTACCCAAATTCTATTATCGATTATCCAATCAACATAGCATCGGATACCTTCATTTCCTCGGCACCTGCCATTAAGTTCTACGACATCTCCAATTTTAAGATTTTTAAATTGCTTTTTAGTCATGCAATATCACCTCCATAATACCCCATGCAAAATCTGCGGAGAAAAATAGGACGCCATGTTTCAGACGTCCATTCCGATTAGATATTGATGTCAAGCTCAAATGACTTAGTATTGCAGTCGTATTCCTTGGGAATGCCAAAATCTACAAACCTGTCTCCTTTTGCATAGCTCCAGAAATGACCGTAGAGCTCTGCAAGTGAGAGCGGCTTATCCAATGTGATTCCCGTATCATCAAGGATCTCGCATAGGGATATGTGCCCTCTCGCTCGCAAAACATCGGTAAAATAATTTTGCTTTGCATGAAGATACATAATGTTGTAGTCAGCATTGTCGGTCCAATTTATACTGCGTTCATCAAATACTGCTTTCATTCAGTATCACCTCCATAATACCCCATGTCATTTTCGCGCGTGGCTTAAATGCCAAAAGAATTTATGGTAGCGGTCATAGTAGGTATCTTTGGAGCATGGCATTCCTAACCTAGATTTGAGATAGGTGTAACCTAGATTAGAAGTGACTGCCTTGAAAATATAACGGGCAAGGTCCGGGTCTGCTTTCTCGCAGCACTCCTCAATTAAGACCATGTTCTGTGAACACTCGATCTTTCGCTCGGCGCAAAGGGCGGTTCTATCCTCTACCCTATTTGTGGCAGATAGTTTCTCCCCCTGCTCAAACTCGTGAGCCATCGGGTCAACTGCCAGATATTCGCGCTTCCAGTCGGGATACTGTAAACAGAAATGCTTGAGTTCGTAGTAACGTTCTGGTGGTATCCAGTAACGATTCTTCTTTGATAGCTTCGACCGTATCTTAGTTGCCATGCTTTGCTCCTTTCCAGACGTAGCCAGTCTCCTCGTAAAGTTTCTTCGGAGAAATATAATAGTTTATACGTCCGTACTTAGAATCCATGTCCTTGATCGATGTAATCTCTTTTCCGTTTCTCGTAGCGGTTCCGATAGGCAGCCATCCTTCAATGATTCCTGCCCGCACCCAGTTGGCATCTTTTCCGTAAATTTCGGCCACCTTCACAACAGGCACCGAGCCAATGCCAAATTCCATAATTTTCCAGCTCCTTCCAACTGCTATTTTAGCTTAGCTAGTACGATGTATTCTGTCGTACCACGCTTTTGCAGTTAGTAAGTTAGCATAGAAACTTGTAACCCCCGTCCTGAACTTACAGAATTTGATGGCCAGACACAAGATGTAGTATTGATTTATTCGTACATCTATAGTAAAATATAACGCACAGAGGTGATATAATGCTTATAAAATGTCCCGAATGTGAACTACAAGTGAGTGACAAAGCGCTATCATGCCCTCACTGCGGATATCCACTAAAGCCTGAAGCACTAAAGCCCAGGAAACCTCGTCAAAACAAAAGAAAGCGCCTGCCCAATGGATTCGGCCAGATAACCGAACTCAAAGGGAGGGCGCTTAGAAAACCATTCCGAGCCATGGTTACAGTTGGCAAGACCCCAGAGGGCCGTCCAATCTGCAAACTGCTAAAACCCGAAGCTTATTTTGAAACTTACAATGATGCTTATGCTGCACTACTCGAATACAACAAAAGTCCATTTGATTTTACGGAGCAAACAACTGTTAAAGAACTTTATCAGGTATGGAGCAAAGAGTTCTATCCGACTTTAAAAACAACTGCGGCTTATGTTGCAGCGTGGCGATATTGTGAATCGATTCATGATATGAAACTCTATGAGGTACGTCCTATTCATATAAAATACTGTATCGAAGAAGCAGTGATTACAGATCAGAACGGAACACATAAGGCTTCTGAAAACACAAGAGTAAAAATAAAAGGTCTCCTTCGAAAACTATTTGATAGGGCATTAGAGCTAGGATTACTCACATCTAGTCCTGTTACTCCGGTCAAAGTCGATAACAATCCAGAATCTAAAACCCACCATATGTGTTTCACGAATGATGAAATGAAACTATTATGGGGTCACTATAAAGAATATAATCATGTTGATATGATTCTGATTCAATGCTATAGTGGATGGAGACCAAGAGAACTTGTAGCATTGAAACTCTCAGATATCGACTTAAAAAAGAGAGCTATGACTGGAGGAATGAAAACTAATTATGGCATTAACCGTACAGTCCCAATTCATCCTAGAATTTATCCTCTTATAAAGAACTATTATGACCGTGCAAAGGAAGTCGGCAGTGAATATCTGTTTAATCATGTGAATCAAGATCCTGCTAAAAATCGATATGTCCCGATGACATACAAGAGATTTTTCCTAACATATGATTTGGCAGTTAAAGAATTACATCTTGATGAGCGGCATCGTCCGCATGACGGTCGAAAGCAATTCGTGACGATGGCAAAGAGGTACAACCTAGACGAATATGCCATCAAGAGACTCGTTGGCCATTCTATTGCGGACTTAACAGAACGAGTTTACACAGAAAGAGATTTTGAATGGTTGAGGGCTGAATTAGAAAAAATAAAATAGAATGTTATAGCCGCGAGGCCAATGTATGAATAGTGTAGGAGTGTCCTACTTTTTCATACACTTTATAGCTACTTACCACTATAACATTCTACGTTATGCCGCTAAATACTTCTAATTATGCCCCTCAGCACTTTTTCAAAACGGCATTGATGTGTCCCGCTATCAGGGCAGCATCAACTGGCGTGT